TTTTAGTGAATCTAACAAGTTATCGACTGCGGACATTTACTTGGTAAAAAAAAATCAAGTCAAAAACATTAAGACGTTAATAAATCAAAAAGTAAAAATGATGGGGGATAATAAACTTCTAAATCCAAGACATTATTTGGAGATAATAACTCAATTATATCGTTCAAAAATAATGTTTCCAGTTAGTTTGAAGCAGGTTAAGGATAGTAATACACCATTTTCAATATTAAATTATAATTCAGTTTATTTGCACGAAAATAAAGAAGATGATGATTGGTTTTTAAGTGAAGTAAGATTTTTAATGCAATTGTCAAAAAATAAGGCGGTATTTGAAAAATATTTGAATGAGTTAATTTCAATAGAAAACTTAACACCCAATGATTATAAATTAAATCTTACTACTCAATACTTTAATTTTACATATGAAATAAAAAAACCAGATAAAAAAATTAAACACTTGAATTACTTTATTGAATTATTGCCTGGTAGTGGATCAGTACTGATAAAACCTGGTAAACAAGGGGGACCATCAGAAACAACTTCGCAGACTGGTGAGGGGCAAGTAACTTTAAATGTTTTTAATGAAATGACCAATCATCCCAGTTATCGGACATCTTTCAATAAAGCTTATAATGATTTAATAAAAAATCGTATTAGTATTTTGAACGAAATTGATGATGAAAATTCTGTAGCAAAACAAATTATGAGAAAAGTTGGTCTTTTGACAAAAGATGATTATTTAAAAATTATTACCTCTTTAAAAACTAAACCAAATAAAACAAAATTTTTATTCAAATATGCTGATTTTTTAATAGAAAAGGAAATACCAAAAACTTTAACAAAAAAAATAAAAGATAAGTATAAATTGATAAAACAGAGAAAAGGTGGTGATGTTATATCGGATAGAAATTTTGATCAATTTAGAAATCTTTTATTAAATCTTGAATTTTTATTTTTTATCTCTGCAAATCAATCTAATATTAAAGAATTGGTTAAAAAGAAAATAGTTATGAGTATGCACTCTGCAGCATCTGGTAGAGGGTATTTGCTTCTCTCAAGTTCAAGAATGGCTAGGGGTAAGGCATACTTGGATGATATTCAATCTGCAGTCACCTTAAAAGTTGGTAAATGAGACACTTATCAAACTGGCACACTTGCCCACTCAAGGATCAATTTTTGCTTTATACTGAATGTTGTTGACACTCAAAAGTAAATCCATGACTGAAAAGGAATTTCTTATTCAAGAATATGGACAAGATGTTGTAGATTTCTATCTAAAGAATGTTTCCAACAAACTAGATTATTTTTCTGTAAGGTATTGTGAGGATATTGAGGAAGATCCACAAGATACATATTCTTATATCTGGGATCCAATTTCAAAGTCCGCATTTTTAACTGAAAATGAAATTGGCGATTTAGAAGAAGGTTAAACATTTTTATACCACTTTATCAACTGGCACACAGGCACTCCACAAGCACCTGTGTGCCTTTATAATAGGTACATACACAACACACCCATGAGCACCACCTTCGCTGACTACGCTGCCCAAGAACAGGCACGGCAGAGCATCGCTGACGCTGTTCTGAGGCATACCTATGCTCTTTGTGAGGCACTCAAGCACAATTACGTTGAGTATGCCATCCGTGGACATCAAAAGTTTGTTGATGATCTTGAAACTAAAGAGTATCATCAACGTAAGATTGATGAACTCAAGAACAACGAATGCCCAGTTGATTTCATCCTTGAGTCTGGACGCAAGTACCACAAAATTGTCTTTATTGATAGTAATGGTTCTCGCTCTGTTCATGCCTTCGTAGATCAAAAAACTGGTGAAGTATACAAATCTGCTAGTTGGAAAGCACCTGCCAAAGGTGTTCGCTATGATCTGCGTTTGATTGAAGAACGTGAATGGTTGTTTAAGAATGCTGATTGGGCAGGTAGTTATCTTTATGCGAAGTGAATCATGTTAATGATCTTTTTTTGGTGGTCTGTTGCCATGCTTGGTGCAGTCGCCTTCAATTATGTTCTGATGCAATTCACTGATGATGACAACGACTGACAAACTTATTTTTCTTGGTTCTTTTGTTTGGTTTTTGCACTGGGGTTCATGTCTTACATCACGTATTCTGGATACGGTTATCGCAAGCGCCTCTGTGAGGACGTTACCACTTGGTTTCTAAACAAATTCTTTCCACGCCATAAGATCCACGTTGAAATTCTTCATCGTGGATTGAAACGTGAAGGTGTGAATGGTTATTGTGACATAGTAGGTGAGCAATATCGCCCTCGTCAATTCTTAATTGAACTTGATACTTATATGGATGAGGAGTTGTATATAAAAACTCTTTTACATGAACTTGCTCACCTTAGGCAATGGGTGGTGGGTTCACTGCGGGTTCGTTATGGGAAATTATGTTATTCTAAAGAACCTGTGGAGAAGTATGAGTATTGGTATCAACCACATGAAGTAGAAGCACGGGAGCAGGAAGAAACGCTCTACGACCAGTATTGTAGAGAAAAAATACAATTGAGAGATAATGTAAAATTTTTTTCTACATTGCCAAGACATATATTATAAAATTAATCATTATTTACTATAATAAACCATCCAGTTATTACATATTTTGATGTTGTTCTTACGAAATTTCCCCTATGTGCATGAGTATATCCTGCTGGCCAAAGTAGAATGGTTCCTCTTTCTGGATGAAATCTAAGTCGTTGAGTAAAAAACTCAGTTTCTCCCTCTCCCTTTGGAATATCATTCAAATATATCATCCAAACTAAAACTCTATTTGATGAAGTATAATGTGAACTCTCTGAGTGCCAAACGTGATAACCTCCTCCAGGATCAGTTCTTTGCATTTTAACGTCAAGAACTGTTAGGGGAGTGTTTTGAAGGTCGGGATATTCTGCGGCATATTGCTCAAATGCCTTTCCTAAAAAATCGTAGCATATGTTGGTTAGTTTCGTATCAAATTTATCAATCCATAATGCCTTATCAGATCTTCCATATACACCTTCTTTAAATTGATTTTTTCCGTCATCACCTACTTCTTCAGCGTCAAATTCATTACCTTGATATTTAAACTTACGTCCTATTCTTGAATTTTGAACATCTTCAAAAAAATTGATGAAATCTTCACAAATATTTTGTGGAACAGCATTTTTAAAAATTGCTATGTGATCTATTATTTCCATGAATAAAATCTTTGTTTTTTTATATAGCACATCATATGACAGTGCTATAAGTGGCACAGGTGTTACCCAACCGCCTGCTGCAGGCAGTATAATTACAAGGTAATCAAGGGAACACCCGATGATCACAGACACCATTCAAGACAAGCAGATCCGCCGCTCTATTGTGAAAGCAGTTGAGGAGATGGATCTGCGTTTCCTGCAACGTATTGCCTATGAAGTGCGTTGCGAAGAAATGGGTATTTACCCTGATGGTTGGAAACTCTACCCCGAAAACTGATCATGTCACGTCGTAATGTTTGGTTGAATTTTTCTGAATGGGAGTTAATTAATGAAGAACTCTCCGATTGTGAGTATCATTTTTTTCAACTTTCACAAAAACAAGTTGCTGAATGGAAAAAAGATATGAAAAAACATCCACATCGTGAGGATCGTGTATTTGAAAGAGTTGGAATTTATCCAATGATTCAAAAGGTCAAAAGTCCAAAGGCAATTAATATCTTGTGTCGTGAAAATTGGCGTTCACAAGATATGATTGATGTTATGGAAAATCAGCATTCTTTTATTGGTTTTATTCTTACACATCTTAATGATGTAAGTATAAATACGACTCTTGAAGAATGGGAAGAGATTCGCAATAAGATGAAAAGCGTTATTTGTGAATCTGATAAAAGACTTTGGTTTGATAATGATTTAATTGACCTTTACAAAAAAACAAACAAATGAATCTCTCCACTCAATCTGTTTCTAAAATTGCTGACGCACTCAAACCAGCGGTAATTGATTATGTCTCTATGGACGAATCTTTTATAGAGGTTCTGCAAACCGCAATTATTGGAGGTATTCGCAACACTATGGGTGACATGGATGAGGATTTACTTTTTGAGATAGGTATGCTACTTTTTGACCGAATTGAATTGAAATGATGATTGAAACACTGATTGCTGGACTTACATGTGGAATTGCTACATTCTACGGTGTTGGTGATGGTTTTCATGGTAATATAACTGCAAATGGAGAACGATTTGATGCTTACCGTTGGACTGCTGCTCACCCTTACCTTCGTATGGGAAGCAAAATTAGGGTTACAAACCAAGACAATGGTAAACAAGTAATTGTGAGGGTGAATGATCGTGGTCCATATTCTCATGCTGACTTGGATCTTTCTTATGGTGCTTTCGCTCATATCGCTTCTCCACGCAAGGGCAATGCTGTTGTCTGCTGGAGAGTCATCGGATGAATAAATCAGAGAAAGATGCACTCTACGTTGTCATTATGTTAGTAGTGCTCCTTCTACTTGACATACTGGTAATCGGTGGTATATTATACAAAGGACACGCAAATTTTCCAGAACTCATCAAACATTTGAAATCATGAAAAAACTGCTTGCTCTTGTCACTGTTCTGATTGCTGCTGCTCCTGCAGTTGCACAAGAACAAAAAGTATCATATCGCCCCTTTACATACGAAACTCCTTGTATGCTTGAGGCAGGTGATCAAACCTATCCTGATGTATGTAAGGTAGTTGAAACACGTGAAAAGAGTGGTGCCCTTCGCACACGCAATATCTACTCTAACAAACATGCGTTGACTATCAAAGGACGCTTTGACCAAGAGAAAGGATATATGACTTGGGACAGTCATAACAAATATGAATACAAATGGGAGTATAAAATTGGTGGTACTGGTGGTGCTGATGGACTTGGTGCCTGGACATATGTGATGCCTGGTTTTCTACTTCAAAACGTTAGTTGGGACTAAAAATGAAAGAAATGAATGTAAATCTAAATGTGCATGAGATTGGTATTATCCTCTCTGCAATTCAAAATCTAGAAAATGCAGATGAAATCCGTCTTTCTAGGGAGTATGGTAGTGCTTCAGCACTTTATAATAAACTTTACACGATCTGGGAGCGAATGGACAGATCGGAAACTGGACTACGCTACGACGTGGTGCCCTCCTTCTGACCTATAATAGTGATGAAAACATCTTA